GAGTGAATGTGTTAACATGGGTACCTATCGACCCTAATGATCCAGAATTAGATCATGATTGGGTAGAGATAAATCCTTTATAGGAGAATTATGGCAAGTACATATACAACAGATTTAAAATTAGAAAAAGTAACCACAGGTGAAAAAGCTGGGTTATGGGGAACGATTACTAATACCAATCTACAAATTTTAGAACAAGCTGCTAGTGGCTATTTAGAAGTAGATGTTGCAGCAGCGGATGTCACATTAGTTATTAATGATGGTGCTACAGGTAATGGTAAAAATTTATATTATAAACTAACAGGAACGTTAACAGGCAATCGTCAATTGATTATGCCTACAACTTCTAAAAGAGTTTTTGTTATAGAAGATGCGACAGGTCGTTCTTCAAGTAACTATACTTTAACTGTTCTTACCTCAGGTGGTTCAGGTTATGAAATGCCAGTTGCTTCAACAGCGTTACTTTATTCTAATGGAACCAATACTCATTTAGGATTATTACAAAAAGGTTGGGTTACTCAAACTGCTTCTTATACCGCAGTGGATGGCGATCAGATTTTATGTGATACGGTTTCTACAGGTTTTAATATTACTTTACCCGCAGGTGTTGTAGGAAAAGAAATAACTATTATGGATAGTAGAAATTATTTTAATTCAAATAATCTAATTGTAATTCGTAATGGCACAGATAAAATTAATGGTGTGGATGGTAATTTAACTTTAGATACTCAAGGGCAAAACATTACATTGGTCTATGCTAATGCTACTATTGGGTGGGCCTTTAAAACAAACACCGCTAACCTGTAGGAGCTAACTGAATGGCTCTTGTAGATTTCAAACTACTTCCTGGAATAGATAAACAACAGACTCAAGTCGGTGCGGACAAACGCTGGGTTAATTCTGATAATGTTAGATTTAGATATGGCTTACCTGAAAAGGTAGGAGGTTGGTCTTCTTTACTAACTGATACTATTGTAGGTGTTGCTCGAGCTCAATATTCTTTTGTAGATTTAGATGGTAACCGATACGTGGCTATTGGAACTGATAAATTTTTATTAATTTATTTTGAAGGTCAACTTTATGACATCACTCCTTTAGACTCTACGCTTGCAGCTACCACTTTTACTTTTAATGGTTCGACTACGGTGACCATGACAGCAACCACAACTCACGGACTATTAGCAGGTGACATTGTTTTATTTGATAATGTAACTTTGCCAGGAGGTACAGGTTTAACGAATGCTGATTTTGAAGATAAATTATTTCAAGTTACTACGGTACCAACAGCAACTACTTTTACTATTACTAATTCAGCTTCTGGAAGTGCAGCGAGTGGGGGAACCGTAGATGTTAAACCTTATCAAGCGGTAGGACCAGCAGCCCAAACTTATGGTTATGGTTTTGGTGTAGGAAATTTTGGTGGAACCGTTTCAGGTGCTGCCACTAACGATTTAGATGGAGCCTTAGCAGCAGACAGTGCTGGTAATAATGGGTCGGCTACTCAAATAAGATTAACCGATGCCACAGAATTTCCAAGTGCAGGAACGATTGCCGTGGAAGATGAATTAATTACTTATACAGGTAAAGCAGGAAATGAATTAACAGGTATTACGAGAGCTCAAAAAGGAACGGCTACCGCTATTCATGCGGATGCAACAATAGTAGATAATGCTACCTTGTATGCAGGATGGGGATCAGCCGTTGCAGCTTCAACGACGACTCTTGAACCAGGACTTTGGTCTTTTGATAACTATGGTGATGTTTTATTAGCGAACATTGCTAATGGAAAAATGTATAGCTGGGACTCTAGCATTGCAGGAAAATTTACAACACGAGCTTCAACGACAACAACGGATTATGAAACGAGTGCAGCTCCCACAGCTAATCGTGCTATGATGATGTCTCCTGTAACGAGACACGTTGTTTTATTTGGAACAGAAACAACAATTGGTACCGCTTCTTCTCAAGATGATATGTTTGTAAGGTTCTCGGACCAAGAATCAATTAATAGTTTTGTACCTACAGCAACCAACAGTGCAGGTAGTCAACGACTACAAGATGGAACTAAAATTATAGGAGCTATTAAAGCTAAAGATAATATTTTAGTATGGACCGACACTTCTCTTTATACCATGAAACATGTGGGTGCTCCATTTACCTTTGGCTTTGAACAAGTTGGAACCAACTGTGGATTGATTGGTAAGAATGCTGTTGTAGAAATTGATGGTGTCGCTTATTGGATGAGTCCTAAAGGGTTCTTCCTCTTCGATGGTACGGTTAAATCTTTAAGCTGTAGTATTGAAGATTATGTTTATGATGATATTGATACTACCAAAGGTCAACAAGTATGTGCGGCCATCAATAATCTATTTACTGAAGTGGTGTGGTATTATCCAACTTCAGGAGCAGACTATAATGATCGTTATGCCGTTTATAATTATGGAGAATCCGCAGGAGGAAAAATTCCTGGCGGAGTTTGGTATGCAGGTACAGAAGCAAGAACTTCATGGATGCCAGCTAAAGTTTATCCTAATCCTTTTGCTACTAAATTTGATGCATCAGCAACAGGCACGTTTCCTAGTGTCATAGGTCTTTCAGGGCTAGGACAAAGCATTTATTTTGAACATGAGGTAGGTAACAATCAAATTAATCCTAATGGTTCTTCCACAGCGATTGCAGCTGAACTAGAATCATTTGATTTAGATTTAGAAATGCAAGGAGCTGGACAATTTTATTTATCTATTAGTAGATTTATTCCTGACTTTAAAGTTTTAACAGGGGATGCAGTCGTTACTTTAACCGTCAAACGTTTCCCTTCTAGCGCAGGAACAACCAGTCCTTATAGTCCGTTCACAGTAAACTCTTCATCAACTCAATTTAATACCAGAGCCAGAGGAAGATTTGCTAGTGTTAAGATAGCTAACAGTGCGGTTGATCAAACGTGGAGATTTGGTACATTGAGATTAGATATTAAACCAGATGGAATGAGATAATGGTTAAGATACTTGTTAAAATACCTGAACCTAAAGAAGAATATGATTTCTCTAACCAGAAACAAATTTCAAGAGCGTTAAGTGCTATTGTAGAACAATTAAACTCAACGTTTTTACAACAACAAAAAGAGGAACAAGAACGATTTACTTGGTATATATCCTAATGGCTAATACTTATAAAAAAATTGTTAAATTCGTAGGCGTGAGCACAGTTAATCAAGAGGTGTATGAGGTCCCTGCAGCTACTACCTCTATCATTAAGTCTATTTCTGTGTATAATACCGACTCAAGTACCATGGATATAACATTATCTGTGTATAATAAAGCTGATACTGCCAATTATACCTATGATTTTAAGTCGGCTTTGGCAGGAACAACGAAGTTTGAGTTTTTAAATTCGGACAATTCTATGCTTTTAGTTTTAGAAGAATCTGATAAGTTACAGGTTACATGCAGCACAACTGGTGGCTTAAATTTAATCGTGTCTGCACTGGAGATAAGTAGGACCTAATGTCGTTTAAAGAAAAAGGATTGATCACATTTAAAACTGTTGATGGGAAACAACATGAACAGGCAGATAGTGAAACAATCATTACATTAACTAATAAGGTAACAGGACAGGAATATAACTCAGACGCTGAAGGCGACGCTGATGTTAATGATCCTAATACCGCAACTAAAAGGGAGCATTTAAAACGGGATGTTTTGATTAAAATCAAACGCTTCCCTAGTATTTTATCAAAGTCTGGGGACTTATAGACCTTGTAAAAGCCTAGGTTTTTGTGTAAAGGTATAAATTCAGGTGAAATCCCTGCCTTTAACAAACAATCAAACATAAGAGATTAATATATAAGATAATATGCCATTCAAATCAGAGAAACAACGTAAGTACTTATGGGCCAACGAGCCAGAGATTGCTCGTGATTGGACAGATACTTATGGAAGTCGAATTCATAAAGCTGAAGGTGGAGGTATGAAAAATATTGAAGGTCATGATCACATGTTGGCCTACATAACACCAGGGGAAGCTAAATCTTTAGAAGATATGGGTGGTAAAAAAGTAATGACACCTGAAGGCATCCCAGCGTACCCACCACAAGGACAATCAGCGCAACATGGGGGTAGGGAATCAAGCACTACAAGTTCTAGTGGTAGTACTAGTGGTGGAGGAGGCCATCATTCAGGTGGAGATCATCGTAGGCCTACTACTTATTCAAAACCTAAAACAAAAACAACTCCTCCCAAAGGTGGTTATGGACAATCGAATAAAAATTTAGATAGAGGTTGGGGAACCACTGTAGATAATTTTACAAAAAATCAAATTGATAGTTTTGTTAGAAGAAATAAAGCTAAAAATATCAATCAAGCAATTCATGGTATTAATTACAAAGGTCCTCTCGCTGCAATTTTAAGCGGTTTGAATACTGATGACGAAACAGATAGTTATGATATAGATTCTATAAGTCC